AACAAAGAACGGCTAGATCCTATGAACGGATTGCTCTTACAGCCTACGCTAGACCATCTTTTTGATGCAGGATTAATTTCCTTTCAGGAAAATGGGGCAGTGATGTTTTCACCAAAACTATCGCAAGATGACATCCAGAAGCTGGAGATAAGTGGCAATCTAAAACTTCGAAAAACCCCTACTTCATTAATGAACCACATGAAATACCATCGAGACAATGTATTCCAAAAAACTTAGTAACATTCGTGATTACGTGCAAAACTGGCAACAGATAGTTAAAATTATGCTGTACACGCGCTACTGACATTTTGTTCTGTACAGAATAAATGGGAGAGACGATAACCTCTGCGGGATAGAGCGACAGCTTGCACCTTCCGATAAAGAGGCACATCGGATCACTATCACTGCAAAATGATAGCAGTCCCTGACACCAACCATTTAGATGCTATATTTAATTCACGTACAATTTACCAGATCAGGAATTCACAAGTGACATCTGACATCAATTACATTTTAATAAATACCGCCTCAGATTCCAGCTGGACTGACGACGTTCCCGCAATTGCATCTGGCGTTATCGCGCTACTAGCACTAGCTACAACTCTTTATCAACTGCATCTATTTAGGAAACACAACCGCTTGTCTGTCAGACCTCATTTATCCACGCACACAGAGGAAGTGAACGACATATATAAGATCACAATCAGAAATGACGGACTAGGGCCAGCAACAATTGATCTATTTAGTATATACGAGCACAACATCCTCCTTCAGGAAACAGGTGACAAGCTAATAACGCGCGCATTCAAACACCTATCACGCTGCAACATCACTGAATTAGAGGCGATCAATTTACCTTACGTGCTACCAGCCAATCAAGCAATCAATCTTGTTACATTGAATTTTGACAGCTCCTTAGATTCTATTGAGGACTACCTGGAGGGTCACCTCCGTTTAAAAGTAGGATACAAATCAATGTATGGCGAAAAGTTTTCCTTTCAGACTTCCTAATTAGGTACTAAATAATTTTATCGCTCGGGCGTACGATTGCCTATTTACAAGCTACCGACCAGAGCTGATCAAGCTTGGTCGTAAAACTCTGACTCATCAGCTCGCGCCGCATTGCCCACTCTGGGTTTTCCGGCACACTCGCTGATCGCAACATCGGCCAGAAGACGAAAAGCGGATGGTCGTAATACTGCCTAAAGGCCTTTACCGTGACTGGCTGCTAGCCCCTGCGAGCGACAGCATGGAGTTTATGCGGCGCTACCCTGCTGATCGATTGGCGGTGCACTAATGGGTAAGTGCATCGATATATGCCTGACACGCCTGCAACGCGATCACTGTTCGGTCACCTTCGTCGGTGATGTCGATAATTCGTTGAGCATGCGCTGGGTCAAGTTTGGCTCTCGTGGGGCCATGAACCACGCCGCCGGTGGCGGTGGTGGCTGACAGCGATCGGTTGCTGGCGCCGGTGGTGGAGTCGAGTACGACTGACAGGCGCAGATCAGCAGTGGCAAGGCGGTCGCGCAGGCGACCTTGATCACGTTGGACATCACTCAAGGCTCGATAATGGGTCTGTTCACTGGTTGCCAGGCGCTGCTCGAGCGCGAGGCGTTTGTCCTGTTCGGCACGCTGCTGCGTGGCCGAGGCCTGATTCAGTTGGTTGAGGGTTTCGGTGTGGAGTCGGGCCTGCTCTGCGAGCTGTTTACCGTAGCGCCAATCCTGTACTTGCCAGGTGATAGCCGCTGAACCACCGACCAAGACGACCAGCAGCACACCTTTTGCCAGCAGCCGATACGGCGTAGGGATCAGTTCGCCGAAACGCATAGCACCGCCCTCGCCCGCCCCCACAACTCCAGCCGATCTTGCAGGCCATTGAGGCCGCCGTTGATCCTGCGGGTGATCGTGTTGAATTCGTTTTGATCGGCCAATGCGTTCAGCCCATTCACCGACCAGAACCATGCGGCCGACTCGGCGGCCCACTGCGGCAGCTCCAGCAGTTCAGGCGTGCGCAGCAATCGCTCGTCACCGAACAGCGCCAAGCTGCAGCGCAGGTAGTTGTCGTGGCCAGTGACCTGGATCAAGCCGCGACCGCGATAACGCTGGCCGTCACCATCCGCTGCCGGTGTGTTGCCCAGTTTTGCAGCCAGGTTGCCGGTGTCGTATTTGCTCAGGTACTGATCGCCACCCAGCTCCCGAACGTACTGCAGTTGACCCGACTCGTGACCGACTTGCGCCAGAAACGCGGCTTGACGTTTCGGCGTGTTGATCTGCCGGTGGGTCATGGCTGCGTTGAGGGCGGATACAAAAACGCCCGCTTGGCGGCGGGCGTTGGGCATGATGCTTTGCAGCTGTTGCTCAGTGATGGACATACAAACTCCAGACGTAAAAAAACCGCACTCAGGCGGCGATGGGATGCGGTTACTGCTTCTCGATGTTCACCACCTTGAGGGGTGGTTTCGGCCCTTTCTTTTTCTTGCCTTTGGATTTACCGGCTTTGCCGGCATTGCCGGCATTGCACTCGACGGTGGTCGACCAGCCCGACTGGGTGAAAACCTGCTCGACCGAATCCGCCAGGTATTCGCCATCAAGCCCGACCTTAAAACCCTGAGCGATGATGGGACGCTCGGCGAAGATGTCCGTGCGACCGAGCATCTCAAGCCGCACATCGGCTGTCGAGCGGTTGAACGCTGACAATCTGGCCTTGGCTGCCGCTTCAGCAGCGCCTTTGTCTGGATAGATATGGCGGTCAGTATGCACTGCCGGCAGGCCGTCCGGCGCGTCATCATTGTCGATGGTAACCACCGCGAGCTTGCCGTTCTTTTTGTCTTGATGCTTGGTGGCCACCGCCTTGTGCGAATTACGATCTCCGAGACTGAATTGCCATCGGCTGAGGTCGCGTCGAGTCAGGGTGATCGCGCCAAACGTCTTGCCGCTGGCTGTTTGGCCACCTTGGCGCGGCATCACCAACAGCTTGCCGTCGGCGACCTTGGCCGTGCAGTCGTACTGCTTGGCCAGACGCGTGATGAAATTAAAATCAGACTCGTTGAGCTGATCGACCCGGGCGACCTTGGTCGACACCGGACACACCGGCGTCCAGCCATTGCGCGCGGCCACGTCAGCCACGATCTTCGACAACGGCACGCCTTCCCAGCTTCCGCTACGGATGGTTTTGCCACTGCCACGCATGTCGCTGGCCTTACCCTTGATCACGATGGTGTCCGGCGGACCTGACACCTCAATCGTGTCCACGGTGTAGCTGCCCATACGCGCCAGGCTCGTTTCGGCATAGCCTAGGTAAATCTCGATTGAGCTGCCGCGCCTTGGCAATTGCACTTGCCCGTCACGGTCGTCGATACGCAACTCAAACTCGTCGGACTCCATGCCCGGCTTGTCAGAGGTACGGAGCTGCAACAACCGATCATTGATCTTGGCCGTGACATCAGCCCCATCAGCGACGATTCGAAACATCGGAGTCATGAATTTTTCTCAATAAAAAACCCGCACAAGGCGGGTCAGACAAAAAGGTGCCGTTATGCGTAACGCGGTGCGGCGCCGGCAAAGGCTTCTCTCCGAGTCAATCCCACAAGCTGACGCCCTCACTTGTCGGGCTGGGCAGATCCGGCAGGACGATAATCACGCCCGACCGGAACGGCTGAGGCTCATCGGCCAGCCCCTGATTAGCATCGAGCACGGCCTCGACGCTGCCATTCAGATGGCCGTAAACGTTGCTGCAAATGACATCGAGCATGTCGCCATCAGACGTCCTGCATGTCGTCGCCATAGCGCTCAAACTCCAATGTAAAACCCTGTTTGCGCGCAATCCCGCCGTGCAACAGCGCGGACTGTTCCTCGTTGATGTTTTTCAGGCACCACGTCCCGATAACCTCGCCATAGCCCGTGGTCAGGGTCAGCGGTTGCAGCCTGGCCCCGATGGAACGCAGCGTGTCGAGCTGCTTTAAACCGCCTTTAAAGCCCGGATAGATCGTGCCCTTGAGCGTCAACTTTTCATCGCCCATACCGATGGCCTGCTTCGCTGGCCGGCGCGTCAGCCGCTCCTGCGAAGCCCAGCGGAATTCGGTCGAACGACTCAGCTCATCGAAGGCCGCCGTGTCCAGGTTGAAGTAATACGGCTCAATTTTCGGATCGCGCGGCTGAATGATCATCAGGTGTGGGAATGGCTTGACCGCCTCCGGCGCCGGCGTAGCCTCACCGGCAAAGGAACTGGTGGGCACGATGTTGGCCAGCGACGGGCTGACCTTGCCGGCGACGTTGTTGATCGCCGTGGCCGCCTTGCCCGCCTGTTCCTTCAACGTACCCAGCCGATCCTGCACTTCAGCCGCCGCGCGGGTGGCGCGGCCATATACCGCTACCACCTGACCGACCTTGGCCTGAGCCGCGTCGACGCCGCGCATCACGCGCTGAAGTTTGGCGCCGATGGCCGGACCAACGAATGGGATGTTTTCCAGCTCGGACGCGGCGCCGGTTAGTTCGCGGATCGCGCCGTTGACCGGGGTCAGCATGCCGTCAGCACTGC